ATGAGTGGCGCAGCCAAGCGGGAGGAGATTGACCGCTTGAAAGAGATCATCTCCATGCTGGCAAAGCAGGCAGAAGATACCCGCAAGTCTTTGAAAGAATAGTGGAAACGTTTCCACTAGTCGCCGCAAAAGCAGGACAAGCCTTCCTCGTTGGGGTCAAAAAGGTTTGTCTGAGCTTCTGAATAGGTGAGCATAGACGCATATCCCGGCCTGTCTGTTCGGAACTTGTCTCCGTCCTTAATCTTCGGGGAATCAATGGATGATTCCATTTTTGCCCACCAAGTAGCCCTGCTTGGTTTTTCTGCAATTAGCGAGAAGATTTGTGATGCGCCTTTGAGAAAGCATAGGTCGCAGTTGCCATGATATGTAATGCCGTTGATGTTTGGCAAACCCAGATCAAATGATTGCTCGCGCCAAAACTTGCCTACATCCTCTTTGGTTATCCCATCCTGAGCAAGTGGCATATATCTTGTCACGCCTTTTCTTCCGTCAGATGGATTAGCTCTGATCTTTGCCACCCGCCGCTGTTCATCCGCCCTGATGCCAATTAGGTTATCCCACTCAGTCCATCCATTTGCTTTTAGGTAACGCTCAAAAGTCAAAATCTTAAGATCAACAGTGCAAAATCTAGCTATTGGGTTAGGCAAATAATTTTTCTTCTTAATTAGCGCTTCAAATGGCTCCCCATTTCTGCTGGCTGTTTCATATGTCACCACCTCGTAGGTCGGGTCGGCATCACGATATTCCAGCCAAGTGATAGGTACATTCCAATGAGTTTCGCAATCATGGACAAACTTTAATGTGACCTCATCCTCTTTGCCTGTATTGGCAAACATGACCACGGCTTCTTCGGGCAATCCATCGTTCTCTTGCAGCACACGCCACAGTAAATAGGCTGATGTTCTCCCTCCGCTGAATGAAATACAGGTTGGCACATCTATCTTGTATGGATTCATAGGGAGTCCAAAAGCCTTTCGATGGTAACGTTTAGAGCATCTAGCTCATTCATTTTCTTGATCTTCCACATACGCTTTTGGCCGTGCCAGCCCATCATTGAACCCTGATGGCAGTCTTTGCACAAGGCCACCACGCAGAACTGGAGTGACTGTTCTATGTGGTGCGCGTCAGAGGGGCCGGGCGTATCACAGACAGAGCAAGCCAACAGCTTGACCCTGCCTATGTGCGCCCTTTGTTTGGCCGTGAGGTTATTGTTCAACTTTACGCATCTCTTTAAATACCCACGCCATCGTTTTGTTTAAGTTGGAAATGATTTGTTCATTCAACTCATGTACGCCATCGTAATCCTTATGAAGAAGCTTGTCTTCCATGGCATTCAAACCCTTCTCCACCTTCAATAAGTAACTAGCCTAGTCGTCTAATTCGTTCATTTCTTTCCCTTATCATGTCTTCTGCCACGTCATAGGCGGTTTTTGAAAAGTCAGGCATGGTCATACCTGTCTCGCTAATCAAGGACTGCATCACCTTGGCGGCGAAGTAATCCAACAACGTCATGCCCTCATCGTATCCATTGGATATAGGGGCCATTTGTTGCCAGTTGTTTGTTGGAAATGCGCTCTTCATAATCGCTTCTCCCTTTCTTTCATCATCAGTTCAGCGCGGTCAAACGCCATTGATACTGCTGCCGTGTTGGATGCCTCTGAGCCAATGCCCATCAGGGCAAAGGAGGCGTACCAGTCCAGCATTGTGATTTCTTGGATGGATACAGGTTCTAATTTGGTAACCAAAACCTCTATGCCTTCAGGCTTTTTTCTTGCCATCTTTGCCCCCTACCGATTGGTTGAGAATCATCGCTTCCACCTGTCGAGACAAGATGTCAGCAATAGATTCGCCACCAACCGAAATGCTGCTGGCGCTATCGTTCTCTTTGATGACAGAGACTGCATCGCGCAGACCCTTGTTGTAGCCGCCATTGAATACGTCATCGCCCTCTACGATCAAGGTGATAGCGTCACGCACCAAAGCCGTAGCCTTGCGCTGACCTGCTGCCGCCTTAAGCTTTAGGTAGATGTCTTCTCTCAGATGAACTGAGTAGGGTACTAGCCGTTTCGCTTCCATGCTTTGAATTCCTCGTTGATGTTTAATAAAAGTTGTGATGCTTCTGGGTTTGTCTTAAGTTCGGTGCGGGAGATCACGCCAAGCTCAGAACGTAACCAGTCTGTTGCCGCCTTTGTGGTGGCCTCGGAAATGAATCCAATGGCAACCAGCCAGTCGTGGAACCTTGTGTCGTTGCATAAGATTCCTGCAAGCTGGACTACATCGCGGGGCAGGTCATGATCCCTGTTCATTGGCTTTTCTTCGCCATTCATGCGAACCATGACTACCTGATACCGAGCCCCAACAAAATCACGCATGACTTCATCGGGTATTTCGTCTGGATGGATAGAAAGGGTAAGGATATATCCCGTTTTGTCCTGTTTTATTGCGACCTTTACGGCCTCAAATTGACTGGTCTTCATGGTCAAAAAGGCACATCCTGATCGTCAAGTGCGTCAGGCTGTTTGGGTGCTGGTTTGGCTGCGGGGACATAGGGGTTGTCCTTTGGCTTGGGCTTGTAGTTATTCCAAGACATACGGATCCACTCTCCGTATTGGCCTGTCATCTTCCATGCGCCCAGCTTAATTACGATGTCGTCCAAGTCGTGCTCTTCCAATAACTGCTTGAGAACAGAACGCTCCATCGTCAGTTCGCCCACCATGTCAGGCTTGTTAGGTGCGTCTTTGTATTTGTTTGCGGAAAGCTTTCCACTGTTTGGGTACTGTGCCATTTCATTGCTCCTTAAAACGGTCTTTGTAAACTTTGAATGCCGCCAGCGTAGCGGTGTACTGTGCTTCGTCAACTTCTTTCAGCCTGTCGAAGATGTTGCGGTTGACCTTAAAGATGTTGGTTACATCGTTCTTGGACTGAGCAAAGGTAAGCTGGATGTTGGCTGCTTCCATTACTGCGGTCACCCACTCTTCTGGCGAACAATCTTGTTCTGAGGCAATCTTGATTTGCCAAGGCAGGTCTTTGCCCTCAATCTTTGTGGGCGGCTTGGCCTTTGGGGTCACCTTCACAGGCTTAGCCTTCTCTTCCTGCTTCTCTGCATCCACCGCATCGGACTCAACAATCTCCATAGCCATGAGCCACAGGTAACGGCGCAAGTAAGTATGGGTACTGCCCAACTGCTGTATTGGCTGACCTTTTGCCGCCTCAGCGTAGACAATCGGCGTAGAGAATTCAATCTTGCCTTCGCCTTCTGCGTCATAGACTGTCAGGGTTGCTGTATCTCCGAACGTCACTACGCCGCACAGACCAATCTCGTCAAAGATCTTGTGGACTGTAGGGATGAAGTCGCCCAGTTCGTAGTAGTGCCAGCCACCATAAGTGTTGTGGCCTGTCTTCTTGATGCCTGAGTTAACAAGCTGTAGCCGTGCGGCTTGCAGTTTTTTATAGACTGTCATGTTTTTCCTTAGAGTTTTGAGATTGCGCGATCAAGATACCACTTGGCTTTTTCCAAGTCTTCTTTGTGCTTGCCTTTGAACTGTGCGCGGCTGATGTACTTCACAGCGTTGCCTAAGTTGTAGTCCAAGTCTTTGGCTTCGATGAAGTCAATAGTCTCGATACCACCCACCTTGTAATGTGGCGGTTGGTTGACAAAATCAACAATTTCTGTGTAAGCGTCAACTAACTTAGCTTCTTGTTTGGCCTTGCCAATAATTTGAGCCTTCTTCTTTGCATAGTCCACTGCTGATACGCCCAGTCTCTTGGCCATAGCCACTTCTGTTGCTGTCACCACAATCTTCTGCGGCTGCATCTTCTTCTTAACCATGTACGCAACTTGGTAGGAAGTCTTGAACTTCTTAGCCACTGCTGTGGTGGTAGCGTCTGGATTTGCGGTGAAGTATGCGCGCATCTTTGCTGCTCGGCTGTCGCGAGTTTTCTTTGTTGTTGCCATTTTCATGGTTCCTTTGATTCAAGATATTGTTTGTACTGATTGCAGAAGCTATTGACTTGACAGTAGGACTCGCATCGTGTGCGTGTGCCGGGGCGGTGTTCAATGAAATAGCCTTTGGGTGGTAACGCTATCTCTGCCTCTGCTCTGCTGTCGTGCAATGACTTTGCTCTTACGCCGCCTTCCTTCTTGACGGCAAACTTCTCTGGCTTCTCCCACATTTCTTCAGGAGTGCAGTCAGACATTTCACTGTCTGTCTCGCTGTTGAAGTAGGCTTCACTGTGCAAGTTCAGACGATCACTGACGTATGCTTCACGCTCTTCCATCGGCCACAGTGGGATGTCGATTGTTGCAATGGGAGATGATGGGTAGCCTTCTTTCACCACATCCCTTGCTGTCCAATCGCGCACGATGGCGATGATTTGCAGCTTCTTCACTGGCTGCTTCTTAACTCGCTCGACCAGCCATGCGTAAACATTTAACTGGTTGTGCCAGTCTTGTTTCTCATTCATGACTGACCATGCGCCTGTTACCTTGTAGTCAGAGATGATGATTCCATTCTCTTCAACTTCTTGCAGGTCAATAGCGCCGCTGAGCTTCCATCCTTCGTACTCGGTAAAGATGCGCTCTTCAACGATGTGATGCGCGTCCTTGCCATGCTCTAGGATGTTGTGAACGGCAGAGCCGAACAGCGCCCAGACCATCTCACTGGCATCAGTCTCAATCTCATCCCAATGCTTACGCTTGAGTTGAACAATCCGAGGACTGTTGAGCAGTTCCGTTACCGAGATGTTGGCCTTCCCCTTGGTGTAGGTCGGGCGGTGTATCACATTGACGAACGTCTGTGGCAAGTTGTATTTATTTGTGAGTTTCATGTTTAGTTCCAAAAGTTCCGTACTTGTCTAGGTTTCTTTGAAGCTCCCGCTGTTCAAACTCCTTGGCTAACAGGTAATTGCTGTACTGACAATCAATCAAATCACTTTCATCCATATTTACTCCTAACTTATGTAAGGGATGCCAATGTAACAGTTGAATTGTGTGGTGTCAAGCGGTATGATATAACTGGTACATTATTGAAACTCTGGAAACGTTACCAGTATGCGTAGAGCCAATCGTGTGGATGCCAATCAGGATCAGATCGTTGAGACTTTGAGGGCTTGCGGAGCGTATGTGCGGGTGGTAACGATGGGCGATGGGGTTCCTGATTTGTTGGTTGGGTATAGGGGATATACCTTGCTGCTTGAGGTTAAGGATGGCAGGAGGCCCCCTTCGGCGCAGAAGTTAACGCCAGCGGAGCAGAAGTTCTTTGATGAGTGGACAGGCGGGGTGTGTGCTGTGGTCAACAGCGTAGAGGAAGCTCTGGAGATTTTGAAAAAATGTGTATGATTGAGTCGTGGTTGCAGTTGCCACATTTTCATGAAGTTTCCTTTTTGCGGGGTCGTAACTGACCCCGTTTTTTTATCAAGGCGCAGGGTAGCTCAGTAGTAGAGCGTCCGGCTCATACCCGGAAGGACGGAGGCGCGATTCCTTCCCCTGCAACCATCATGTACAAAAAACGGCAATAAGTAGACATGAGCCTTGACTCATGTACAAAAAATCCAAATAAATGTACATGACATCAGTTGACATGACTTGATTTGTGTGTAAAATCCGACCCAGCTAGGTGTGGAAGCCGCAGCAATGAAAGCCGTTAATGAAATCCCGACCCCTTTGGGGTAGCCTCTGTCCACAAGACTTGGGTTCTTCCACCGGGGTTTCATTAACGGCTTTTTTATTTGTGTTTCCACTCCCAGCCGTCAGGGCGCGTAAGCTGATGGTTTGTATGGACTGAACCCGCTAAACACACGATCCACGCAGCGCTAAGGTGGTAGAAAATAAAGTGCTGGCTCTCGGTGGCCCGATCCAGCGACCTGACAAAACTCGGTACGTTCTTTGTGTTGAATACCCACGAAAAGCCGTAAACACAAAGGTCAGTCAGCCGGAAATGACTGAGGGACATACAGGTAAGGGAATCCTGTGGCCGGTAAAGCTGTGAAGCCGAACTGGAAGCGTAGCTGGAGATCTGAAGCGCATTGCTTGGCGCCATGACACACACCCCTGATGCAGGGGGCACGTCAGGGATCAAAAGCCACGAAGTTCTAAGTTGGAATATAGCTGGTAGGTGAATGCCCTAACTAACTGGTGTGTGAAAGATAGTGTATAGTTGTGCAACATTGTTTACAGGAGGATTGATATGTGGGATGTGATGGCTTTGATTGCTGTGCTGTTCATTGGCCTTGGGCTTGGTGGTGTTGCAGTAGCAGCATTCTTTTATGTAATTGACAAGCTGCAGAATGGAGAAAATTAATGATATTAGACCCCGAAGACGAAGCGTTCAACGAGATTGAACGACAAGCCAAGCAAAGGAAGGAAGCTGTATTGGCGGCAATAAACAAGGAGACAACAATGAAAGACGAGAAAGCATTTCCAAACCCGCATTTGCGAAACGACTCAGGCATGACACTGCGGGACTACTTTGCGGCTAAGGCTATGCAGGGATATATCTCAGCAAAGGCGTGGCATCCTGACTTTGTCTACCCAGAAGACTTTAATTTTGATGCCGGAAAACGTGCCGCAGATGCAGTGGCTGTATCGGCGTACAAATGGGCAGACGCAATGCTAAAAGCGAGGGAGGCATGAACAACGAAAAAGTAATCGCCCTGCCAGCGTCCACAAACTACACGGCTGAACAAGCGTTGCAGTCCGCACTTCAAATGGAGTTGACCGATGTGATGATTATTGCGTATGACTTTGAGGGTGAATTATTTGTTCGTTCATCCAAGATGACCCGAGCAGAGGGTTTGTTTATGGCTGAGAAAGCAAAACAATGGGCAATGACTGGAGGTAAAGAATGACCGACAAACCATACGAACCCAGCCAAGAACAT